AAGCCTACGACAAGATCTGCAGGGACATACGCGATCAGCCCAAGTGGCGGCTCGAAGCGGACACCGATTGCGACTACTACGACGGTTCGCAGACCAGCACGGAAGTGCTCAGGCGGCTAAGGGAAGCAGGCATTCCGCCGCAGGACTCGAATCTCATCAAGCCCACGATCAATGCGGTGCTGGGAATGGAAGCGCGCAGCCGCACCGATTACAAGATCACTTCGGACGACGAGCAGCAGGCCGATATAGCAGAGGGCCTGTCCGCACGCATCAAGGAGGTGGAAACGGAATCCCGGGCCGATCGCGCCATGTCCGATGCTTATTCCAGCATGATGCGCGCGGGCGTCGGATGGGTCGAGGTATCGCGCGAATTCGATCCGCTCAGGTATCCCTATCGTGTGCGGGAAGTGCACCGCAACGACATCTACTGGGACTGGACTTCGAAGGAGCCGGATCTCTCAGATGCCCGCTACCTGCGCCGCGACAAGTGGGTGGATCGGACGCAGGCCATCGCGATGTTTCCCGAGCAGGAACAGCTCATCGCCAACAGTTGGAGCGGATGGAGCCGGGTGGATGTGTACGAGGGAACCGACACCGGCATGGCAAGCGCCTTCGAGATAGAACAGACATGGGGACGCAATCACGAAGAATACCTGAACCGGAGCTCGGGCATGGTGCGCCTGTCCGAATTGTGGTATCGCCATTTCGAGGACGGTCATGTTCTCGGGTTGCCGGATGGAAAAACCATCGAATACCGTGAGAACAACCCCTACCACCAGGCTGCGGTAGCCAGGGGACTGGTGCGGGTGCAGAAATGCCTGCTTACCCGGGTGCGGGTGGCGATCTGGCTGGGGCCGCATAAATTGATGGATGTGTCCAGTCCCTTGCCGCACCCGGATTTCCCGTATGTTCCATTCTGGTGCTTCCGCAAGGACCGCTCGCGTGCGCCCTATGGATTGATAAGAAACATGCGCGGACCGCAGGACCAGATAATCGATCTGGATATTCTGCTCTACGAAGTGCTGAACTCCGTCAAAGTGGAAATAGATAACGATGCGCTCGATCTCAACCAGAACACGTACCAGGAGGTGGCGCGCAATATCAGCAGCCTGCGTTCGATGACAGTTCTCAACTCGCAGCGCAGGAATGCAGGCGGATTCAAGGTGACGCGGGAACATCAGCTTGCCGCGCAGGTGTTCCAGCTGGTGCAGGAGCGCAAGCGGAGGATCGAGGAAGTAGGCGGCATCTACCGTTCAATGCTGGGAGCGGACACTTCCGCAACCAGCGGCGTCGCCATCAATAGCCTGGTGGAGCAGGGCTCCACGGTGCTGGCTGAGCCGAACGACAACTTCCGCTATGCAAGGCGCATGGTGGGACAGCAGCTCCTGGCGTTCATCAAGCGGGATATGCTGGGCAGGGAATCGGCCGTCGCGGTCAGGCACGGAAGCGGCCGCAAGATGGTGGTTTTCAACCGCCCCATTATGACACTTGCCGGCCCCGACATCGAGAACGATATCGAGACCGCCCAGGTCAAGGTCGTGCTGGAGGATATACCCGCCACGCCGAGCTTCCGCTCCCAGCAGCTGCAGGCTCTGGCGCAGATGGTGCAGGCGGCGCCCCCGGCATATCAGTCTGTCATGTACCCGGCGATGCTGGAATTGTCGGATGTACCTAACCGGCATGAACTGGCGGATCAGCTGCGCAGGGTGGCGGGCATGACAACCACAAGCGCGGCGAGCGCGAGGACGAATGCCACTGCCGATGGTCAAGCCGAACCATAGCGTCATGAGAGGTTACGGAAGTCAGGTTCTGGGTGACGTGTTGAGGTGCGAAGCGAGTTGCGCAGCACAGCCAAAACATCTGAAAAGATGCGGAAAGGTGCTGGCAGGCGACAGTAGCCGCCCAGCCGCATCGTCAAGCCCTGATGACATTCCAATCAGCAGGCAAGGTATCGTAGACAACAATCGAGGAGACGACATGATCAGTCTGGTGTATGACAAAACCATTGGTATTTTTCAATATGGAGCAGGATCGGTTCTCAACCTTGCTCCGGATGTGGAAGCAGAGCTAATCCGGGCAGGTAATGCGAAGACCGTGCCGGTTGTCAGGCCCATTCTGCAATCCGGCATACGCTGTCATTCCGACGGGGTCGGCACCTGGTCGTTGGTTGGAAGCGTAATTGTCATCTCGCGAACCGGTCACGGTGCGCTTGTTGGAGATAGATATGCCTTCACGCCGACCCCTGGTAATGGCATTACGCCTACAGCCGGCATCTATACCGTAATTTCAACTCCGAATGCGAACACTCTGGCGCTTGCTGCTAGCAGTAATACTACCGGGACAGGGACGATGATCGGAACAGAAGCTCAAACCCTTTTCTCCGGGATCATCCCCGGCGGCAGCTTGGGGAAGAATGGTTCTCTAAGGATCATGTGCCGCCATCGTCATACCAACAGCACCAGGACCAAAATATTCGAAATATTCTTTGGCGGCGTCAAGTTCACCCAGTATGGCGCGACGAACAGCCTCAGCAGTGGAGTAATGGCCTGGATTCAAAATATTAACAGCGATCAGATCCAGCAGTTATCGACAGCACCCGGGGCAAGCGTCGCGCTTGGTGCGGGATCCTATAACGCCACCGGAGCCGATTGGGGAAGAGCCAATATAGACACTTCCATGGATCAACTGCTGGAGTTGAAGTGCACCAAGGCAAACGGGTCCGAATTCGCCTCGCTCGAGAATATCAGCGTCGAACTCATTCCCTCCCTGGACTGATCATGAAAACCTATCCCATCAATGACGCAAATTTCTCGGTATCAGAAGCATACCGGCCGCAACTCGAACGATTTTTCCATGACGGAAATATTTATGTGGTCGAGGCGGCAACAGATTATCGAAACCTGCCGCAGCCGGTTCTCGATTTGCTGAAAGGCAGAACATCGACGACATTCCTGAATTCACCAAGCTTCTATCCGATGTACTACAAGGGCTTGCTGGCAAAATTTTTGATCCACCCGGAAACCGATATGAGAACCATGACGATCGAATCCAATGGTACTGCAGCGGCGGGCGTCAGTAAGACCATCGGCAAGGAGAACAGGGTCTACAGCCTTCCTGGCGAGATCGTTTCCCGAATAGAGCCGACCGACACCCCGGTTCACAACGGCTATCGTGGCGAAATATTTTCACCCACGCACTATGCTCTGAAACTGGCCTACAACACGCCTTACAACATAGCGGTAGGCCTCAAGCTATGCTCCTGGGATTTCGTCAGCAGCCCTTCCGCGCGCATGATCATTTTCCAGGTGCACCAGACGGAAGACCCCGGCGATTACTCCGGCATTCCCCCGCTTTTCCTCTCGGTGGTCGGATCGAAATTCCGTATCAGCTACGCCTATAACGAAGCCGCCATCACCCGGAACGCGGTCACCGAACGCATACTTTACGAGTTCAACGCCACGAGTGACGAATGGATTTATTTTGGTTTCCGGGTCATTTTCAGCTATACGGGGCAGGGACATCTCGACGCTTACGTGAACGGCGGTCTTGTGGGCCGGTACGATGGCTCGCTGGGGTACAACGACAAGCTGGGAAACTACACCAAGATGGGCTGCTACGACGGGGCAGGAGATGGATTCGCTCCCGGAGTCGCCAGTAGGGAAATCCACTACAAGGGTTGCGTCGTTATAGAGGAAAAAGCCGGCTATTCCCTTGCCGATATGTACGCAGACCTGCTGACGGTGTAAGAAACATGCGAGTGCGTCGGCAGCGCACTCCTCATGCTCGCAGAAGGATTTTCTCAATCTGAATTCAATGGAACGAACATGATCAAGTTTTTAGCTAACAAGACAGTTGCCGGCATCCGCTACGGTAAAGGGACAGTTGTAAGCTTCGATCCGGTGATAGAGGGACAATTAATCGCCGCGGGCGATGCTGAAACTGATCCAATCGATAAGAGTCATCCTTACTATTTCTTTCATGGCTATGCGGGCAATCAGTTTGCGGGCGATTCAATGTTCTTTGATTTTGCCGCCGGGAACCATGGTGTCCGTGGCGCCAATTTAAGCGATGCCGAGATGTTTGCCACCGCGGGCATAGTTACAACCAAGGCGCCATCCAATCCTTATGACACATGCATTCGGTTGCCAAATTTGAACTACGACTATTCCATCGGAGAGAAGTTATTCGTCTGGTGGTTAGGCAAAATCATGCCAGAGGCAAATGAAAGGGTGTTCATTGGAGATGGTTTCGGGGTAAGTACAACCGGAAACGGGCAACGCGGTCTACAGATTCGGGTAAATCAGGCCGGCAAGCTGACAATAGCGGTGTATGGGGCCGCGGCAAAAGCAGGGCTGCTTAGCAATTCGGTTCCATTTGATGGCTCTATGCACGATATCGCTCTTGTCCTCGATGGCGCCAAGAGAAGGTACGGATACTGGGTCGACGGAAAAATGGACTCCGCGTTTGCAGGCGTGATGTTGCCCTTTTATCCATCCGAGAATTTCGACACGAAAAACAGCAACACTTTCAATCTCGGATCGTCAGCTCCGGCACCGGGGGCAGCGGCCGCGCCGCAAAGTGGCATAGCTACGCAGACAAGGGCGCTCGTCATCATCCGGCTTCCGGCTTCGTATTCATCACCGAGCGCGTCTACCGTCACGAGTGTCTGCAAAACTCTTCGTGCCAACCCGGGAAAGTTATTATTGGGGAATGCGCTATGAGCCTTGTTGCGTCTTATCCTTTTACCGACTTCTCCCTGATTCAGGGTGTAGCTGGTAACGGCAAAAATGTGGCCGGAGCATCATATCCGCAAGGAATACCAAATGTGCTGACAATCCAGGAAGGCATGCTGAGGGCCTATGTGACGGACAGTCACGCGAAAACGGATTCCGGGCATCGTGCCGAGATATATCTTACGCCCGATACCCTGGGGGAGAACTGGTATTCCTGGGAATTTATGCTTCCTCCTGCGTATTGGGCCGATTACACGGGCGGCGCGCTTACTTGCGGACAAATGCATGAGTCTCCGGATAGCGGAGACGCGCCGCGACAACCGAACTTCATGCTTCAAATCATGAGCGGGATGCTATATGTCGTCTGGCCGCGCGCTACGCTTCCAGCAGAAAGCACAAGTTACGATCGCTTTCCCGTTACTAACCTCGAATGGGGCAGGTGGTATTCGGTGTGTCTTCGCGTCAATTGGCAGATTACAACCGCCGGTTTTCGGGAAGTGCTTATTGATCGCGTGCCTGTGTATCGGCAGTGGGGTGTCCCCACGGCCTATGACGACGTAGTTCAACCGTATTTCAAGCTGGGCATTTACAACACGAGCGGGGGGTTGAGCGGAGACAAGGTAGCGTACTTCCGCAACTTGACACGCTGGACAGGGAATGACGGCTACCAGGCAGTACTGGGTGGCGCGCCACTAACAAGACCAGCATTATCCCAGATTTAATCCTGTACATACGGATACCGGGCCGCTCAGGATAGCTTGAGCGGCTTTTTTATTCACATCATAGATTTTATCAATTCCGCTCGGCGGACCCGCTCACTGGGTTAAGCAGTTGGAGGAAAAGCAATGGCAATGGAAACGGATCGTCTCACGGATGAAGCAATCGCAAATCTCGCGCCGGACGAAATAGAAGCGTTGGAAAACGCGGCACATATTCCGGACGAGCAGACGGCGAAGGACGAACCCAAACCGGAAGAGCAGGAAGGCGTGGCTAACGACGCGGGCGAAGACGAGCTGATTGTTCACACAAAGAACGGCAAGGGGATCATTCCCTATGAGAAACATAAAGCATTGCGGGTGGAGAATTCCGTGCTGCGCGAACAGCTTCAGGCGGCTCAACTGGAAAACAGAAAGGCGGCCGAAAAGCTCGAAACGCTGTTGAAGCAGAAGGATGCGGAAGGGATGGACGACGGAATCGCGGATGAGGCCCTCGCAAGGCATCTCGAAAGGCTGGAGACGGATATGCCGGAAGTCCACCAGGTAATCACCGCGGTACTTGAGGGAAACCGGAAGCAAGGCGAAAAACTCGAAAAGACGCTGGATGAACTGAGGCACGAGCGCGACGCATCCGCCCGCGCCCGGCAACTCACCGTCCAGGAGCAGATCGCCGAAGCCAAGGACAACAACCCCGACCTGGTGCACTGGGAAAGCAACGATTCGCAGGCGTGGGAAGAAGCGCTGAAGCAGGACGAAATCCTCAGGGCCAGCAGCAAATGGGCGGGAAGGCCTTTTTCAGAAAGGTTCGAAGAGGTTGCGCGCCGCGTGAAAGCGATCATGCCGGAAGCTTCCATTCCAAAGCAAGCCGATCCGGAGCAGATCAGGGCTGACGTGCGAGCCAGGCTTGAAAACGCTCCGGCAAGGAAACCCACAACTTTATCGGATATTCAAGGCGGAGCAAATCCCGCTTCCGAGCGCGACCAGATCGAAAACCTGAGCCCGCATGAACTGGCCAGGCGATTGATGAAAATGCCCTCGCAGCAGGCAGCTGCCTTAAGAGCCGATCTCGATTAAAAAGGACCAACGAAATGGCTGAAACAAATGTCCCAAGCGGCAGCTCGATTGCCGTGAAACACTACAGCGCCGCGCTCTTCGCCAACACCCTGAAAGGCACTTCAGCCCTGGAAAACCTGGTGGGGCCGGTGGAGCCTTCCGCCACCATGGAAAAATTTGCCGGCCAGACTCAGCCTGGCATGCCGCTGGTGAGAATCGACAACCTCATGAAAGGTGCGGGCGAGGCGGTGTCGCTCGACCTGGTCGATACGGTCGGCGGCGAACCGCTGATGGGTGATGTCAACCGTGAAGGCAAGGGCAGCACGCTCTCGTTTTCCTCGATGGAAATCAAGATCGACCTCGCCAGCAAGGTTATCGACGCAGGCGGGAGCATGTCGCAGCAGCGCACCAAGCATAATCTGCGCGAGATTGCGCTGGCGCAATTATCCGGATATTTCCCCAGGCTCGATACGCAGGAATCGCTGGTGCACCTGGCCGGAGCGCGGGGATCCCAGATCGGAACGGACTGGACCATCCCGCTGCAGAGCGCGCCGAATTTCGCTTCCGTCATGGTCAATCCCGTCAAGGCGCCGACATATAACCGGCATTTTGTCGTGAATGGCGCGAACCTTGTCCAAGGCGGTCAGCAGCTCGGCGCCATTGTTTCCACGGACCAGCTCAAACTCAGCCATCTGGATAGCCTGCGCAAACGCATCGACGACATGGACCAGCCCTTGCAATCGGTGAGGCTGGCCGGAGACAGCGCGGCGCAGACTTCCAGGATGTGGGTGTTCCTCGCCACGCCGAATCAATACTCGATCCTGCTGACCGAGGGCTCGCTGCGCGCATTCCAGCAAAACGCGATAAACCGGGCGGCATATCTGGATGGCCGGCATCCCCTGTTTGCCGGAGAAGTGGGCATGTGGAACGGCATCCTGGTAATCAAGAACGAGCGGGCGATCCGCTTCATGCCGGGTGAAACGACCAAGATCATCACGGCTGCAAATGCGCCAACTGCAACCGAAACCGACCAGGCGATAAACCCGGCTTTGACCGCGGGATATGCGGTGGAACGGGGTCTCCTGCTGGGCGCGCAGGCGCTTGGCGTGGCCTATGGCCGAACCAAGATCAGTGGAATGCAGTTTGGCTGGAAAGAGCACTGGTACAACTTTGAGAGCAACCTGGAAGTCATGGGGGAAAAAGTATGCGGCAAGGCCAAGGTCCGGCTTTCCATTGATGATGGAACGGGAACGAAGGTTCCCACCGATTTTGGTGTGATCGCGGTCGATTCCGCCGTGCCGCTGTAACCCGCCAAGCGCTGCCTTTTAAGCCTACCAATGCCCATTCTTCAAGGAGTGTATCGATGGCCACTTTCAACGCACCAGACCTGATTACCAAGAACCGCCACATGGGCGGATATGGCAATGCCGTGGTGGTTTACGGCTCCGTAACCCCCGCCGCAGCCGCGGTCGGGGACGTGTACCGCCCAGTCATCATCCCCGGAGGCCTCGACGTCACCGATGTCGATATCGTCAACGACGATCTCGATGCCAGCGGCACGCCTACTATTGGATGCAGGATCGGCTTTGCGCCGGTAAACGCAAGCGAGGGACCGACGGCCGATGATGCTTATTTTTCCGCAAGCGGAAATGCGCTGCTTCGCAACACGGGACGCACCGCGCTGGCATTTCCGCCTCTCAAGTTCGAAAGGCCGGTATTCCTGACCATCACGATCACCACAGCCGCCGCAACCTTCGCTTCCGGCAAGGTGACCGCGATCGTCAAGGGTGATGGCATAGGCATCAAATAACAGGAAGGGAAAAGCAAACCGGGGCGGCCATTCCCACCAAATGTGGGGCCGCTTTTATTATGGGAGCTTCAATATGCCATTAGTGAAATACATCGGCACGACAATCAAGACCGACAGCATCGGCGGGATCGGCCTGCGCTGGAAGCCTGGCCAGGTTCGCAGCGTGACTGCTGAGGTGGCGGAGCGCCTACTGCCGTTTTCCGATACCTGGTCAGAAGCGGATAAAGCGGATAAACCGGCGGATAATGGGAATAGTGATAGCCCGGACACCGCTATTGGCCTGATCCCGCAAGAAACGCCAGTCGAAGAACCGCTTCCCGTGATCGATTTTCACGGCATGGATAAAGATGCGCTGGTCGAGTATGCCCAGCGCAACTACAACGAGAAGCTGGACAAGCGCCAGAGCAAGGAGACGCTGCGGCAAAAAGTGATCGCCCTGTTCTCGCAGCATGAGCTGGATAAGTGATGGCTGCGACATACTTGACCTATCGTTCGGCGGTCGATCTGGCGCGCATACCGCTGAACGACGCAGGCAAGGACAGGTATCCGGACGACATGCTGCTGACGTTCGCGAACCAGGCCGTGCTGCAGGTACTGAAGCGTCGGCCTGACCTCTTTTCGGGGCTGCTTTCCCGATTGACCGAGTGGCCCGACGGCGAAAGGCTATTAGGCGATGCTTTTCCCCTGCCGGCCGAGTATCTGCAAACCGTGGCGGACTACATCAGCTTCCGGGCGGAAACGATGGATGATGAGCATGTCAATTCGGGGCGGGCATCGGTCTTCGCCCGATTCTTCGAGGGAGAGATTCCGCTGTGAAGCGAAAGCGGAACTTGCTCCATGCAGACAGGGGCGCATATTCGTGAAGCCCTGGAGCGACTTCTATGATCTCGTTGCTCCGCATCTGCCCGGCTGCCCGGTAACGGCAATGGACAATGCGTTGCGCCAAGCGGCTATTGCCTTCTGTGAACAATCGCTCGCATGGCGCTTCGATCATCCGGCGATAGCGGTCGAGGCAGGCGTGTCTGCCTATCCTTTTGCCCCGCCCGACGGCTCGGTGACGCATGCCATCCTCCATGCGGCGCTGGACAGGAGGGAAATCACATGCGGCGTTGGCGGCTGGGATATGGCGGAGCGCAGCAGGGCGAGTAGCCTGTGCGGGATATCCTTCTGTATTTTAGGCGGAAGCGGCTTTCTCACCCTCGTGCCTCAACCCTGCGCAAGCGGGGTCTTGACCTTGAGCGTAGCCTTGAAGCCATCCCCAACCGCCGCCGGCCTGGGTGACAGGGAGTTTGATGAATACCGGGAAGCGATAGTCCACGGAGCACTGTCCCGGTTGATGTCCTCGCCCAAAAAACCCTATACCCAGCTTCAGCTCGCTTCCTATCACCAGGAACAATTCGGTATTAAAACCGGCGCCGCAGCGATGCGCGAAGGAAGAGGCTGCACTCGCGCGCCGCTGCGTACACAACTAATGGGTCGGGCATGAGCCGCGATGAGCTGAATAGACGCGAATAAGACAGGGATTAAGACATGGGGCTCAAATTTTCCAATTTTGGCAAGGCCGTGGTCAGTTCCGCACCCAACGGCACCACGGGCCTGAACTTTACGGTAGAGGCAGGCAAGGGACTGCTTTTCCCAGTGCTGGGCTCGGGGGATTATTTCTATGGCATATTCAAGGACGCATCGGGCAATCGCGAGATTGTGAAGATCGAGGCCCGCAACACGGAC